ATGAACGAAGAAATCAAAATGCTTGAGGAACAACTTGCAGAACGACGACGACAAATTAATGAAGCGAAGTATGGTGGACTACGTGAAGCAATTGCAGCACGCAAGTCTGCTGACAAGGCCATTCTTGAAGAGCTAAAGAAGCTAGGCTACTCTGTGTATCGTAGTAACTGGATGTTCTAATGAATGGCAGGCAGTTTAAAGCTGCCCTAAAGCACGGGTATAGGAGTGGTCTTGAGATAAAGATCAAAGATAGCCTGAAGGAACAGAAGATTCCCATCAAGTACGAAGCCATCAAGATCGAATGGGAAGATCTTATGTACCGCACCTATACCCCAGACTTCGTGTTGCCAAACGGTATCATCGTTGAAGTAAAGGGCAGGTTCACATCAGACGATAGGCGTAAGCATTTGGCTGTGAAGAAGCAGCATCCCAATGTTGATATTCGTTTTGTGTTCGAAAGCAGTAGACGTAAGCTTAGCAAAGGTGCTAAGACTACATACGGTCAGTGGTGTGAGAAGCATGGCTTCCAGTATCACGATAGGATAATACCAGAGGTTTGGTTAAAGGAGAAAGGTGAGGATACACATCCTGATCTGATCAAGTTTCCACACCCAAAGATTAAAAGGAGCTAACGTGGAAGACGAAGATATTCTGTTGGACTTTGAGGCTAACGATTTTCTCATTCGACTAAACCCAATCACAGATGAGAATGGTGAATGGAATGGTGACGTGGCAATTGGTGTTATCACTACACCAGAGAATGACCTTGACGAAGAAGACTTTGATGGCATGATGTATCTCACCATGATGGTGACTGCTTCACTACCTTTGATGGAAGACAGCGTTGAGTTTCGTACCAAGCTACAGCACTACGTAAAGAAGTTGCACGGTGATGACAAAGATGTTAAACCTAAACCAACGTCAGAAAAAATTGCTGACAACGTAATCAAATTAAAATTCTAGGAGACTACATGTTTGACCCCGTAAACAAACCAGAACACTACAACATGGGCGAGATTGAATGTATTGATTACATTAAGCAAGTACTTGGCCTTGAAGGTTTCATTGCATACTGTCGTGGCAACGCAATGAAATACCAGCACAGGGCCGAGTACAAAGGCAAGTACCTAGAGGATATGCGTAAGCATAACTGGTACAGCAATAAGGCCACAGAGGCATTAGAGGAATTGTATGCTAGTCAAAGTATTTCTGACACTTGAAATTGATGAAGACGAATACCACATGCCTGTTGATGGCTTCATAGATAATGAAGTTACCGAGGCGTTACATGAGTTTGTCTATGACATTGATGGCATGGACATTAAAAACATTAAGATTGTATCGGAGTAACTAAATGAACAACTACCTACCAACAGACTACCAAGCATTCATTCACACCAGTCGTTACGCTAGGTGGATTGAAGAAGAAGGGCGGCGTGAAAGCTGGAGCGAGACAGTGGATCGCTATATGAATAATGTAGTAGCACCCTTGCTAGATGATGAGAGTGGGTGGAAACCCTACGAAGAAATCAAAGAAGCTATTCTCAATCTAGAGATCATGCCTTCAATGCGTGCCATGATGACTGCTGGCCCAGCATTGGAACGTGACAACACCGCAGGCTACAACTGCAGCTACTTGCCAGTAGACGATCCAAAGTCGTTTGACGAAGCAATGTTCATTCTGTTGTGTGGTACAGGTGTAGGCTTTAGTGTTGAACGCCAGTTCATCAGCAAGCTTCCAGAAGTTCCACAGCTATTTGAGTCTGACACTGTTGTTGTCGTAAAGGATAGCAAGGAAGGCTGGGCTAAGGCACTACGCCAAGTCATTGCCTTGCTGTACAGTGGTGAGATTCCTAAGTGGGATGTGTCAAAGGTACGACCCGCAGGTGCACGCTTGAAGACATTCGGTGGTAGGGCATCTGGGCCTGCACCACTTGTCGATCTGTTTAACTTTGTCATTCGGGTATTCAAAGAGGCACAGTATCGTAAGCTGTCTAGCATTGAATGCCATGACATCATGTGTAAGATTGGGGAAGTGGTAGTCGTTGGTGGTGTACGTCGCAGTGCTATGATCAGTCTGTCTAACCTAAGTGATGATCGTATGCGCCATGCTAAGAGTGGTAACTGGTGGGAGAACAATCCACAACGTGCATTGGCAAACAACAGTGTGTCTTATACAGAGAAGCCTGATGCACTCAGCTTTATGCGAGAGTGGATGGCATTGGTTGAGAGTGGTTCTGGTGAACGTGGCGTATTCAATCGTCAAGCAAGCAAGAACCAAGCAGCAAAGAATGGTAGACGTGATCACAACTACGAGTTTGGCACTAACCCTTGTAGTGAAATCATCCTACGTCCATATCAGTTCTGTAACTTAACAGAGGTAGTTGTACGTGCTACAGATACTTTGGAATCTCTTGAACGAAAAGTCCGTCTGGCAACAATTCTGGGAACAATCCAGTCCACCTACACCAAGTTCCCGTATCTGCGGAAGGTGTGGCAGAAGAACACCGAAGAGGAACGACTGCTTGGTGTGTCACTGACAGGTATTATGGATAACCCACTGACCACAACAAAGAATGCGGGATTGGAGAAAACACTTGGACATCTTCGTGGAGTTGCTATCGAAACTAATGGCGAGTGGGCTGATCGCCTTCATATCCCTGTTAGTGCTGCTATTACCTGCGTCAAGCCCTCTGGTACTGTTTCTCAGCTTGTGGATAGTGCATCTGGTATTCATGCTCGTCATAGCCCTTATTACATCCGAACAGTGAGGGGCGATAACAAAGATCCACTTACGCAGTTTATGAAGGATCAAGGCATACCTAGCGAACCTGATGTATTTAAGCCGGAGCAGACTACAGTGTTTAGCTTTCCGGTTAAGTCACCAGACAATGCAGTAGTTACATCTGACTTGTCTGCAATTGATCAGCTTGAGATGTGGCTAGCATATCAGCGTAACTGGTGTGAACACAAACCATCTGTGACTATTAACGTAAAGAAAGATGAGTGGTTTGAGGTAGGGGCTTTTGTCTATGAACATTTCGATGAGATGTCTGGCGTAAGCTTTTTGCCGTACAATGAGCATACATATCAGCAGGCACCATACCAAGAGGTAGGTAAGTCTGAATACGAAGAATTGCTTTCAGTCATGCCAAAGACTATTGACTGGGCCAAGCTGAAAGAGTATGAAGTAGAAGACAATACTGCTGCTATGCAAACACTGGCATGTTCCGGTGATAGCTGTGAGATTGTAGACTTAACTTAACGGTGGGGGCACAAGCCCCTACCACATTAAAGGAGGTACACCATGTCTGTACGTAAGCCGTTTAGCCGAGCACTGTATGAAGCCTATGATGGTAAAGCCAAAGATGCACTGATTGCATTGCTTGAGAAACGTGGTCACACAATCGTCAACGCAGAGGAGAATTACTTTGTAGATGTTGTGTCAAAGAAGGAAGGTTACACGTACTTCAACGAGGCAGAAGTGAAGACAGGATGGAAAGGCGATTGGCCAGACACATGGTATGACATTCGCATTCCTGAACGTAAGCAACGACTGCTTGACAAGCATGGTACAGAGAATGGTGTACTAAACTTTTATATCTTTTCTAATGATCTATCTAAAGCATGGCGCATCAAGGACACATTGCTTACACGAGAACGGTGCTTACCTGCAAAGGGACGGTACATTCGTGCAGGTGAATTGTTCTTTCATGTGCCATACAAAGAAGCTGAGTTAATCAATGTAGCATAACTTCCCTTAGCTCAACTGGATAGAGCAACTGCCTTCTAAGCAGTAGGTTGCAGGTTCGAGTCCTGCAGGGAAGGCCAATAACAGGAGACACAATGTACGTACTTGTCACACGAAACCAATGCAACTTCTGTGATCTTGCAAAGGAGATACTCAAAGGCTCTGGCATTATGTATGTAGAATACAATGTACAGTCTGGCAGTTCACGGTGGATACTTGATCTATTAAAGAAAGCAGGGTACACTACAGTACCACAAGTGTGGGACAGTGAAGGTAATCACATTGGCGGTTACACAGAGTTGAAAGAGAAACTAGTGAAGGAATTTTAAGATGGCAAAGCTAGCTGGTACAGCATGGAAGCCAGAACCTAGACCAAAGAAGACAGCACAAGGAGCAAAGAAGTCACGTATCAAGCTAAGCTCTATGAACAAGAGCAAGAAGCGTGGATATAAACCTAATAGAGGACAGGGCTAATGCAGCAATTAGATCTGTTTGATTCTGACGTTAAGTTGTTCGACAGTAGCGGATACACTAAGGTGTGTAAGTATTGCGAAAAGGATCTTCCAATCGAATATTTTCAGTTACGCTACAAAGGTTATGAACCAGATTCTACACAAGGCCGTAACCATATATGCAACAGTTGCTACAGAGAAGCAGCAGATCGTTTAAAACAGATAAAAAAGACAGCACCTGAAAAACCTGCAGATAATAAATGTGATTGTTGTGGGTCTATTGTAGAAACATTTTACCTAGACCACGACCACAAGACAGGACTATTCAGGGGTTGGGTATGTAGATCTTGTAATGTTGGCTTAGGGTTTTTAGGTGACGACATTGCTGGTGTAACAAAAGCTTTAGAATATCTTAGGGTAAATAATGAAAAGTCTTGAACCTCCCGTAAAACAAACACGCACTCGACGTAAGACTACGTACAAGAATGCAGACAAAAAAGAGACAGCAGAACTTGTACCACAGAATGATCGCCAAAAACATTACATTAATGCAATAGAGGAGAGTAGTCAGATCATTGTGCTTGGGCCAGCAGGTACAGGTAAGACATA